TACTTTTTTTGCAAGTCTGGTATTTGTGCAGATCGTATTTTATCTTTTTGAAATTCTTTGTCAGATATATCAAAATTACTCCAGAATAAATGTCGCTGCAATATCTTTGTAGGCTCTATTAGTGGTTTGTAATATGGCTTTACATTTTCTACAATCCACTTGCATTCTGCATTATATTGCAAAAAAAGTATTTCTTGGTATAGTTTCATATCTGGGTATTTTGGTTCTGTCCCTCTGTATCTTACACAAATATTCTGTCTAAAACTGCTGTGTGTTTGGCAAGGTGGGCTACTCCAAATAAAGTCAAATTCTTTGTAATGCTTCAATAAATATTCGTGAGCATCTCCGATAATAACTGTATCATTTGGGAAATGGTCTTGATATATTTTTGCAATAGTTGATTCTAATTCTACTGCCGTAATATCGTGTTCATCTCCCCACAATTTTCTATTTCCACCAATTCCTGAGTATAAATTTAATATTTTCATGTTCCCTCTCTTATATTAAACAAGGCATAACAAGCGTGTCAGGTCTAAAGCCCAGCACACGCCCAACATTATGTGCTTTGTTTTATCCAGCTTTTAAAGTTCATAACTGATGATTTTAAAAATTTCTCTGTTACATAATCTTTGTATTGTTTTTTTTCTGGTTTTTTGAAATGTTCTTTAACTGTCCATTCCTGATAATCATAGTATTTTTCAACACTAATGTTGTTATCTACACAATATCTAATATCATCGAAACTCATATAGACATCAAAATCTATTGCAGCAACTCCACCAATAACATCTGCTACCCAGAAATCAAGTTTGTAGTCAGTTCCTTCTAATAGTTTATCAACATATTTTGCAACCAGCTTCTCAAATTCTTTTCTCATTTAATCCTCCAGCACATAACATCAGCGTCAGTGCGTTAGTTTTCTTTGCAGGCACGGCTTGACATCTTCGATGTCGCACCGCACGCTCACACATTATGTGCAACTTATTTTTTCTTTTTTATTTCCCATTGAGATAACCATTTTATTGGTTTTATTGCCCACCAAAATATAATTCTCACAATTTCCTTCGTTGATATTCTTTTCCTTTCTTGGGTTTTATCCCAGTCAAACCATGCTTTCGTTACAGCATAGTCACATCTACCATCTTTGTGCTTTTTAGTTACATAATACTTTTCTGGTTCTTTCATTTTTTCCTCCAAGTCTTTTATTATTCAATTACCCTTCTAATCTTCTTTGTATATTTTACCATCTTCCGATTGCCATATAACCTCAACTTTATCCTTCAAAACTTTCCAAAACGCAGGGAATCGCTTTTTGAGTTGTTTATGATCCTTAATTAATGTTTTGTTATTATTAAAGAACTTATTATCATCTTCACTATCAGCGGTTCTACACAAGAATATCTTGCGAAGATAACCGTCTTTATAAGGTATTCGCCCTTTAATCAAAGCTAACTTACAACCCTTGCCCAGTAAGTATTCGGCAATAGCTTCGATAATAGGTAAGTCGATATTGTAATTCTCAACGGGTGTTTCTGTGATCGGTATATAATATTTTTGAATTTCTTTCATCTCTTCCTCTTTATTTCTATTTATTATTTACTGCTACAGTGTGTCAAGTAATATTTTTTGAATAACCTAAATTTTCGTTTTGCCAATCAATGAATCTACCGTTGGTTTTGTTATAGTTTACAGGTGATTTGTACAAACCACCGTATCTATTTTTCAATATTTCAACTGATGTTAAGTTGTATAAATCTTCTTGTGTGTATTCTTTACCTACCATTTTAATACCTTTCTCAAGTTCTTCAATGTAGTTTGAGAAAGTACATAATCCAATTACTCCATCTGCATCTTGTTCAATAGCACCTGATTCACGTAAATCCGATAGTTTTGGTCGTTTATCGTGTCGCATTTCTAAGCCTCTGTTAAGCTGTGATATTGCGATTACACAAACACTAATATCCCCTGTAAGTATTTTAAGCTGTCTTGAATTTTCTGTCATTCTATCAATCATTTTGGGATATTGCGGATTAGATGTGAGTTGTAAATGGTCAACGTAGATATTATCAAGTCCTCCAAGTTTTGCTTTCGCCTGTAATGCAATAGCTTTTATTTCTACCGGCGTTACGCCTCGTTTCGTGCTAATAAATATTGGTAAATCGTTTAATGTTTCTCCTGCCTGTGCAAGTTCTTTTTGTTCAAGTGCAGATAGATCATGTGGATATTCTATGCGTCTACTATCTATTCCCGATACAAAAGCCAGCATTTTAACTATCAGATCCGTCTCTTCCATTTCCTGTGAAATTATACAGCTTTTCTTATCGTGATATGCAGAAGTAATAGCTGATTGTAGCATTAAAGTCGTTTTCCCATGTGCAGGTCTTGACGCTAAAATAATTAATCTACCCTTTTTCGGGATTAAGTTATTATCTATACTCGTAATTCCAAACCATGCAGTTCTATCCTCTTCTTTATTCTTATCTTTGATTTCCTGTATTTGTTTTAATGTGATCCTTAATGCGTTTTGGATAGAGAATAAATGTTTGATAGTAGATTTTGAAGTTATCCTTGTGAATAGCTCATTTTGAATATCCTGTGGTGTTTTCTCACCTGATTCTGCTGTCCTTACAATCCACTTGCCAGCTTCGATTATTGATCGTAGTTCCTTTTTCTTTGTGATAATATCAATGTGATGTTGTAAATTAGCACTACTCAGAACTACATCAGAAAGTTCATTTATGAACGCTTCACTACCAACCACTTCTAATTTAGTTTCAGTTTTTAGATTATCAATTAATGTTAGAATATCAATTTCGGTATTGTCATTGAACATTCGTTCCATTGTGTTGAAAAGGATTTTATGCGGATTCATAGTGAAATATGACTCGTCTATAAGTTCTACGGCTACTGCTACCGATTGCGTGTCTATCATCATTGCGGATAGGACTGCAGCTTCTGCATTAATATCGTGTATCATTTGTGTTGCCACATTTTAGTAAGTTCTTTTTTAATTTTCTTTTCATTTTCAACAGCCTTTGCATATTCCTTTTGTTTAGATTCAATTGAATTAAACATTGGAACTGAATTATCAAACATACTCATTGGATTGTAGTTTTTCATAATTCCCCCTATTTATAATTTGGTATATCATCTTTTTCTATCCAATCTAATTTAAAATCAGTTTTTCGTTTGGTTTGACTTTATAATCAATCAGTTTTGAACGCTTGTTTAATATCCATTGTCCACAATCATTCTTCCAGTTCTTTACTTTTTTACCATTAGCTTTTATCCATTCGGTTTCTTCTCTAACAGAAAAGTATAATTTGGCTTCTGTTTTTACTGCTTCAATATTAATGTTAGTATATTCCTTTTCTGCTCTTCCTGTGAAGTATTTTAATAATGTGTCGAAATCTGGGTACATATCTTTACTTTTATCCTTATCTTTATCCTTATCTTTATCCCCTTGCAAGGGGCGTGTAAGGGTCTTAAATAGTTTCCTTTCCTTTAAGATTTTAATAACAGAATTATGAACCCTATTGTTTTCTTGTAGTTCTCCATATTGATATTTAATAAACGGAATAATAAACCATTCTTTACCATTATTAATTTCCATTATGCGAATTTTATCCTTGTTAAAATAATCTATTGCATCAACTTTATTAATTGGCATATCATTACCAATATAAATTTGTGCAATAATAAAATCAACAATCCAAATACCCGCATGATTACAATCGTGATAGAGATAATCCCAGAATAATTTATAAGCCCCTTTCAAACCTCTAAAGAAAGGTTTTTTGTATTTATCAGTTGAGGTCATTCTTTTAGCCATCTTATACCTTCCTTTTTTCAGTATTCTCAAAGCGTTTACAGTATTTAATATCGTTGTTTAATTTAGTAGCTTCTTTATACTGTTCACAGGTTTTCTTTAACTCACATTTCTTGCAGATTATAATTTTCTCCCTTCGACATTTCCCACAAAATTATTAATCGGATCGTTGTCAAGAACTTTATCAAATATTTTAATCGGTCAAAATAAAAATGACCTGATAGAAAAAATATATCTTGACTTTTTTTAATCGAAAATTAGCTTTGGCAACGTGAGTTAAAAAGGAAAAATAACTTGGAGGTTATTATGAAAGAAGTAATATTGATTTTTGGTTTAGGTCTCGCAGTTCTGCTATTATTATTTGGTGCATACATGCTTACCAGTGATAATAATATTACAACAGTTCAAATTCCACAAGAGGTTATTTTCAGAATGGCATTGGAATATCACGGTATTGAAGAAGCGTATATCAACACCGATATTAACTGCTTCTATTTTGAGAGAGATGGACAGCATTGTAAACTATTCACAACCGAATTTGAAAGATGGGTACTATCACAGCCCATTGTTGATAGTTATTATAGGTAGGGGTGGTAAGAAATGGAAAAGACACTATTTGAGATATTAAATCCTGATGCAGTTATTAAAAGCATTGAAAAAAATCAGGAAATAATTGATAGTTTGAAGATGCCAGAATTGGAAACCGAACCAGAACTAAATGAATGTGAGATGTGCGGTCAAAAAACAATGTCAGACCTTGTTTGCTACGTTGACAAGGGTCTTGATGTTTGCGAAGATTGTGATACTAAATTAAGCAATGACGGAATAAGCACCTGCGAAAGTTGTGGTAGCTTATCCGATACTATCGACAACGAGTGTATTTGTGATAATTGCAGGGGCGAAACGGCTCATATAATACAACTACATAAAGACGTAGAAAAGTTATAGCAAACTCTATACAAATGATAAACTTTTTAAAAGTGAAGAAAGTAAAAAAGTGGAAACCGTGTGGATATAGGTGTTATGTATAGGTTGAACGAATGAAAATATTAGAATTGTTTGCAGGTAGTAGATCGATTGGAAAAGTTGCAGAAGCAAGAGGACATCAAGTTTGTTCTGTGGATATTAATGACTTTGATGGAATTGATATTATAAAAGATATTGAATTTTTGACAGTTAAAGACTTGCCTTTTATCCCAGATGTAATTTGGGCTTCTCCACCTTGCACAACTTTTTCCATAGCAGCAATATCTCATCATAGAAATGGACAGATTCCTAAAACTGATTTTGCAAAGAAAAGTGATAGATTAATATTGAATGTACTTAAACTTATTAAGGAATGTGACTGCTTATATTATATCGAAAATCCGAGAGGAATGTTACGGAAAATGGATTATATGAAAGGATTAAACAGAACAACAGTAACATATTGCCAGTATGGTGATAACAGAATGAAACCAACTGACATTTGGAGTAATAATATATATTCAATATTTAATCAAAATGGGTGGAGTCCGAAACCTATGTGTAAAAACGGAGATTCTTGTCACGAACCAGCACCGAGAGGGAGTAGAACTAGGACACAGGGATTGAAGGGAAATTATGATAGATCTAAAATACCAGAGAAATTATGTTTAGAAATAATACAGGCAAGTGAAACCTGTACATAATGGGTTAGTGTGCGGTGACTTCTTGCTGATCTGTCACCTATCACTGACACTTTTGTTATGCGTCTCGAAAGAAATAAAATAAAGTTCTTGACATATAAATAGAGTTTTAAATAAAGTGGAATCAGAAATAAAGGAGAAAGCATGAAGTGGATTAGTGTTGATGACAAAATGCCTGATGATGATTTATTGAAAGTTGTTGCATATTCTGAGTTTTGGAAGGGTAAAATAGGATCACATATTGGAATAACAGTGTCAAGATATTACTTGCCTTCAAACCAAGTAGATAAAAAGTCTTGGTGTTTTGAATTTGGAAATACACAACATACAAAAATAACTCACTGGTGTTCAATACCAGACACAGGTATTATAAAGAGAACAACAGAAACATTTTAATTGATTGACCATAACGTCAAAACGCTTTTCTGCAAGAAAAGGTTGCGATGTTATGGAGGGAGTATCAAATGGTTATATTAGAAATCGGCTGTAGTTTATTGGTAGGTTTCGTTATCGGAGTTGTATTCGGTGGCGGAAATCGTGCTAAATTAGATAGAGAGATTATTTGTTTGAAATATGAGAAGGAACTTTTGAAAAAGGATGCAAATATAATTGCTAATGCTTATGAAGAAACCCAGAAAAGAAAAAAAATGTGATATTTGTAGGACTAAAATGATACGCAAGAAAGAATTGATTGATGTATGGACTTGTCCAAAATGTGATGCCAATGAAGACCATATTGATAGTGTGTTGCCTGACGAAGTGTGCAAAGTGTGCAAATGGAAAGAAGTAAGAGATTTTGAAGAAGATTCTTATTATAGCACTTCTTGTAATAATACAATAATTATGCTTGAAGATACTCCTGAAAAAAATGGATACAAATATTGTCCATTCTGTAGGAAAAAGATTGTTTGTGAATATATTGAAAAACTAAGTTGCACATAATGAGAGGAACTGCCATTGCGAAGCGAAGGAGTGACTCGTTATGCGTGATTATTTAGGGTCAAGAAATTTTCCTATTCTCATTTGGTTTGATAGTTCCGTTGCCCTTATACCCACCTGTTTGCTCCACATACTATCCAGCATTTCAACTGATGCTGTAGTAAAATCTTCCAATTCACAAGCTCTTAAAAACTTCTTAAATTTTTTTAGTCCATAAATCCCCAAATTAAAACACATATTTATTAAAACATTTTGTCGAACATCATTAAGCTTATCAAAACAAAATAGTTTTGCAACCTGTTCTATACATTTATGAATATCGTTTACTAACAACATATTAGCTTCGGCTTTACTTATCCCAACATCTTCTAAATTCCTTCCATAGCCAATAGATAATTTCCCTGCGGAACATCTATAAGGTTTTAATACTAATCCTTCATGTCGTTGTAATTGTTTTATTAATCGTTCTTTATTCATTATCTACTCCCCATATTTAACACCTACGTAAGTGAATCCGTTGCCTACGCAGTTTATTAAATCTACATAGTGTCTTTTGCCAAGTGTATTAACGATTGCAAAGCCATTCCCCCACTTCATTTTCATGCTTAACGGTGCATAATTAAACGCTTCTGATTTAATATCACCTAAGAAACCGCAATTATAAGCACAATAATCACCCTCACGATGAATTTGGATTCTATGTGTATGCCAGAACAACATATTTCTTTTCCAAGTATCTAAAGTCTTTTTTGCTACATGGATATTCCAAAAATCTCCGTGTGTTATATGAAGTGAACCTATTTTATGTTGATCTTGTTTGTAATTATCATAAACTTTCCACTTACGTTTTTTTAAACCTAATGCAGAAATTGGATTAATTAAGTCACCGTATTTTGCATTATCAACATCGTTAAGCCAACGCCAATATCTATTTTCATGATTGCCAAACATAAACACCTTTTCAGCATCTTTTTTTAATCTGCTTTCAAGTTCATCTAAAACAAGATTAGCAACGAAATATTCATCTTCTAATGTAATCCCCATTTTATTAACCTTACCTTTATCATAAGTTGATAGAGACCCCATATCAAGATAATCACCACCAAGAACAATACCATCAAATTTATGTGTGTCCATAAGGTCGTAGATACCTTGTACAATACGCTTATTATAATGTGGTATATGCATACAACCAAGTAGTAAATAAGATTTAATATCACTATTACCCTTCATCTTTTTAACAACTTTTAATTGCCCTTTATTGAGTCTCAGTCTATTTTTATTAGTCATTTATTCCCCCCTTATAACAATCAGGTTTATCTACATACACGCAAATTGGTGGGTCTTTCATCCACCTTTCAGCATCCTTTTGTACTCCTTCTGTCAAAGCTGTTTTACAAGTATTGAATTTAGAACATTTATCAAATGGACAAAAAGTACGGTCTTTATAACAAAACATTATTCCCCTTTAAATGCTTTTTGAAGTTTATGTATTACAGCGTGTTCTTCAATTCTATAATCTTCATCGCAATATGATCTATCAAATGCTTGATGATAGAGATTTTCTAATAAAACATGGAAAACTTCGTGCTGAGCAATTTCTTTAATATAAAAAGATTTGGTTTTATCTATTGGAATTATTGATTTTGCAAACCTG